CAACAGTACAAACATAAATTTTATTTTTATCAGGTTTTTCAAATATATCTAAACCACCTTGTGACTGTAAAGGTTTAATATAAGGTGTAGCTTTAATTTTTGTAGGACTAATAAGTGTATCTATTGAACCTAAAAATTCACATTCAAACTCCTGTTGGAATTGTTCAGGACTTGTATTTCGTATTGTTTCTTGTTTCCACTTTTCATCTCGGCCTGGAACTTCTGACCAATGTACATCAATAGGTATATAATCGTTTTGTTTATTTACGGCATCTGTCCATAACTTATAGTACATATTCATACCGTGAGGTGTAGAAACAATAATCATCTTTGTACTTTTACCAGAAGAAATTGTAGGAAACACCGAACTAAAAAATTGTTCTGCAATAGTGGCTGGTACGAAAGCAAACTCGTCTAAGAAGATTATATTATAAGAACCTCCTCGAATTGCACTTGAAGATGTTGCAGCGGCCACAACTTTACTGCCGTTCTCTAATTCTATATTACCTTTGTTCCAGTTTAATACACCTTGTTGTAAAAACTTTGGTATATTCTCATAGGCCAATTGTAAACGGCCTAATATATCTCTTGCTGTAGATGATTTGTTTGCAAGTATGGCAACGTTAGTATTTGGATTAAACAGAACATAATGTAATAGATATGAAACAATTGTTGTTGATTTGCCTGACTGTCTTGGTAATTTACATATAGTAAAACGGTTGTTATGCATAGTACCAACCATTTCTTTTTGAAAGTTATACATTTTGAAAGGCACTAAACCTAAATCAAGTGAAACTATCTTTACATAATTTTGTATAAAGTATAAAGGGTCTTTAGAACATTTTTCAAATTCTATAATTTGTTCTTGTGTAAACTCTACAGTTACGTTTACTTTTTTAAGATTTGGATTACCTAGATAGACTTCATTCATTAATTATAATTCCTTCAATATGTGTATAACCTAATTGTAATGCGGCCTGTATTCGTTGATTGCCTCTCCATACACTATATTTCTTCTCAACAAAGTTAACACCATTCGCACCTAATCTTAAATTTTCAGATTGTTCGTGTTTCATTATCTCAATAGGTTCTATCATATCTTCACCATTTAATAACTCTTTTAAAGGAGTCATTCTATCTATATAAGTTAAATCACTTATCTGAAATATCTGTTTCTTCGGATTTAATGATTGTGCTTTTAATATTTTCATTTTCTCTTTTCAACATTTTTTGTAATTCAGCTGTAGAACCTACAAACAAAGCATTTTTAATATTTTGATTTGCAGTTTTAGGTAAGTCTTTTAAATCTTTTAATTTCTTTTGTAAGTCTTGTAACTTATCTACTGTTTGTGCAACGTTAGTAATTAACTGGCCTGCTACTTCATAGGCACGTGGGTGCTGGCCTTCTTTGGCAATTTCTAATATGCCTTCAATTGCTTCTTGGCCCTTTTGTATAAGGTCATAATAATTATCTCTACTATATTTGTAATCGTTATCTACATCAGATTTGTTTGTATCTTCTATTCTAGGAACAGGAGGATTATCTACCTTAACTATAGATTCTAGTGTAGGTTTATTTTCAGGTTCTATGCCAAGTATCTCGTTTACTTTATCTTCTAGTTTTGTCATAATTAAACATCAGTATCAGTCACGGGGTTATACTTCTTACTATCTGTGAAAGAAGTAATTGTTGTTGTAAATCCAAAATCATCATCTGCATCAGCCGTAGTAGGGTCTGGCACTACTACAATTCTTTCTTCTCTTTTTGCCGTTGTTGTATTTGTATCAGTGTAAATATCTGACTGTACAGTTTTAATAACACCTTGATTGGACATAGGCCCAAACAAATATGTTTTGGCAGTAAAGTTTAAGGTATATATAACGGCCCTACGAGTCGTAAAATCACCTGAATAACTATCTTCATATGATAAACTATTTAAAATTATAGGTATATCTCTTTTAATATTTAAAGCAGGTACAACATTTACAGTTACAGTATAATCAGGTTGAAAGAAAGGAAGTATTTGTTCTACTATTTGTAAACCATTTTCAGCAGTGGCAGTAAATGCATATAAATTTAAACTTATATTATAAGGTACAGGTACATAATTAAAATTAAGAACCTTGCCATCTTCACCTGTTTTAACTTGTTTAAATTTTTGAACTCTTGTTAACTTTCTTGTAGCGTCATATGCTAAACCAGAAATTTCAAATCCTAATCTAGGCAATGTAATCGCAAAACTACGATCATCTAAGTCTGGTTTCTGGTCAAGTCTAACTAAAAATTTTTCTTTTGGTGCATAAGCTAAAGGCACCTTTAATCTTTTTGTTACAGCACCTGTACTGGAAGTTGATTGAATAACAATGTTATTAAATAATTGACCAAATGCAATTATTATTTTTCTCATTCCTTCGTTGTAAAAAAAATTACCAAACATTAATCAATTTCTCCAAATGGGTTTCTTTCTGTAAAGTCTAATATATCATCAGTTACAGATTGTGTATCAAAGCCAGCTTCTGTATCTAAGTCTAAATTTTCAGCATAAGTGGATTGAGTGGCCACCGTTGTCGTTGTAGTTGATTCTTCATTTAAGAAGAAGTTAGCTTCACCAGATGACTGGTCTTGTTCTAATTGTAAAGAACCAGTTTCACTCTCTAAAGTAAATCTGTTGTTTAGTAGACTTAAAGAGTAATCAGTTTCTTTATCATCTATTTCTGTAATGCCTGTATTTAATTCTTCTGAACTGTATTCCCAACGTGTTACTCTTAATTTATAAACTGGTAGATTGCCTAATTGAAAAAATGGTTCTTGGTCCTCTACAAATTGTATTTCAAAAAAACTATTCATTAAAGGAAAATATATAATATCTCCTTCATTAGGACGGCCTTCTACAATCTGTGTCATTGGATTATCTACTTGATTTTGCCAACTTCTTTTCGCAATAACAAACGTTGTATCTTCTCTTATTTCTAATCCAAACTTATTAATTAATTCTCTTTGGCCTGCAAATCCTTCAGACGTTTCAAAATACATTTCAATTAAATAACTATCGTCAAATCTACTTGATGTATCTTCACCTAATATTAAATCTCTATTGACTAATGTTCTTGGTAAATAATAGACATCGTGGCCATATATCTGTAGGCCCTCTACAATTAAATCTTCGTAAAGTGTTTTTTCAGCTTGATTGCCAATACCTTGGCCGCCTTGAAAATAATGATTTACTGGCATAGTATTAACCTACTAAAAATGCTGGTGCTAATTCAAAACTATCTCTAATTTCTTTTTCTAATTTTTCAACGTCTGTAATTGCATCAGTAAAAATTTTTTCACCATTTAATTTAACTCCGCCAATCATAGTTACTCCATCAAATTTACTTAGATTAGCTCCCCATTGTTTTTTAAATAATGCCGTAACATATCTTTTTAACCATTGGTCATTAAATACGTCTGTGTATGTTGTTGGATCTAATTTACGATAACAGTCTATAATTAAAAATTCTCCAACTTCTAAATCGTGTACCCAATCCATATCAATATATAATCTATTATCGTGTTGTTGAAATCGTATAGGTTTTATACCTACTAATATTTGATCTAAGAAATCTAAATGTCTTAACACCATATCATAATTAATAATAGATGTTGAAGCAAAATCATAAAGGTCATTTAAACGTAATTGGTATCTTACGTCAAACATATTCATACTAGCTTTATCTGAAAATGGAAATATATTAGTTACACCAATAACGGTTTCAGGCACTACTAAAAAATTGTTTCCTTCATACCAAGTAGATGAAACGGAATTCTTAGTGGCCGTTTCTGTTGAACCTAAAGGTGCTTGTAATCTGGCTTTATCTGATTCTGTAACTTGATACTTTAAATATGTTCGTCTAATACCATCATAGTGATATTGAGCATAAAATTGTAAGGCTTCGTCCAGTCTATCTTCTAACTGGTCGTCATCAGCATTAATCTCTATAACTGGTTTACCTAATGCTCTTAAAGCATATTGTTTAAGTGTTTCTCGTGTTGCTGGAGTTGCCATAATCTCTACTATTTATAATAATAGGATTAGAACTTATATCGTATTGTCGCTAATAATTGAGGGTTATAATCTTTATAGACACCTGTATATACTGATGTTTGTTCTTTATCGTGGTAATACAAACCAAACTCTAGGCCAGCTCTTTTATCTGGTCGTTTGTGTTTATCATCTTCTGTATGTATATTATAAACAAGTCCATAATAGTTACCTGTAAATCCTAGGTCATCATTTTCTGTTCTATGAACAGTTCCATAAATTTTTTCATTAAAACTATACAACACACCATAGTCATATCTGTTCTTATCAGCAAAGCCTGTATCTTTATCGTCCCAAACTTCTGCACCCCATATTAAAGGAATATCCCAACGATATAAACTGCCACCTAATGACCAGCCTTGTTGTGTTCTTTCATTAAAACTAGAAACACTTGTTGAACTTTTTGGATTTTTAATTTGCATATAAGATAAATCAGCATAACCAAAGAGTCCTACGGTTGCACTTGTGTATAAAGCATCTCTCTCGTTATCCCAACCTACAACTAAACCTAGAGGCAAATCATTTCTTAATCTATATGAATCAAAATCAAATTGTTCGTCCCAATTAAAACCACCAATTGCAAGAACTGTTTTCTCTCTATGGTCCAACCTTGAATTTGTTTGTGTAATAATTAATGGTGCACCGACTTTTGGTGTCTTTGCAAAACCTAAACGTTGTGCGTCTGTTTCACCAAGATATAATCTGTAGTAGTCATTACCAAATCCCATTTGTTTTTCTTGTACCGTATTGTTTAGAGTAGTATCAAGTGAATAATAA